GCAGTTTTATATGCTTGTAATACATTAGTTTGAGGAAACATTGATTGGTACTTTTTAAGATTTTCTTGTTGAGTACTACCAACTCTAGACATTGGTAATTGATTCAAACTCATATTTGGTGCTTTGCTCATTCTTGGTTCCATATTAAATAAATAAAATAATAATTATTGTTTTTCAATATCTTTATTTTCTTTTTGCAATTCTCGTTGTTTTCTTTCTTCAATAATTCTTTTGCTTTCTGCATTAACTTCTTTAATAGGAAATGGATTCATTGGATCATCATAAAAACCTAATCCACATTGTTTACATACAACTCTTGTAGGTGATAACCTCTTAAAATTATGTTCACAATAATTCGGGTCTATTTTTGTTCTGTGTTCGTAAAATTCTAAAACTTTAGATTTGTCCATATAAGTTATCAGCGTTATCGGTATATTCTTCGTCTTTTTGCTTATTGATTAAATCATTAGCAATAGCATTTTGAATCTCCATAAACTGATGTATTTGTTTAATTGCGTTAGTAACCCCATATTGTTTATAGTACTGAATTAAAAATGCTTCATGAGTTTTATAAACTAATTCACCATCTTTATTTTTTTCACTTGGATCTGGATAATTATTGGCCAGTTGAAGCAAGTAATTCTGGAGGTAATACCATGCTTTCGTTTCCTTGAGTTCCAATAGGGCTTGTGCCTGGTATAGCGCTTGCTGTTCTTCGGCCGTCAATTTGCTGTTGTGGTTGTCCATTTAATATACCTTGTTTTCCTTCCTGGAATAATTTTGAAGCATTCTTTACTCCATTATCTTCCAATATTTGAATTAGTAGATCCTTAATATTAACACCAACACCTTCTGATTGTAATTTTACATCAACTGATGGATTAAGTAGAAGATTTAATGCTTGGTTTCTTCCTCTGATTTGTTCATCGGTAGTTCCAACTGTCATTGATTTAACATCTGGAATATAGTCATATAAACCTTTCATATCACTTTCAGTTACATAAAGTTTAGCAAATAAACTATCGCCATCTCTTTCAAGTTTAGGTTTTACTTCACCATTGATTACAACTGGGTTTCTTGGCATCTTAGCAGTTTCAGTTATGACTTCTAATTCTTCATCTGTAAGTCCTCCATCTCTTTCTTGAATAAGGTTTGCAGTATCATTTAATATCTCTTGTGGTATTTCATAATCTGACATACCCATAGCTTCAAGTTCAGTAATAGTTTGTTCACCTACAATTCTAATAATCTCGCTTTCTTTAGAAGGGTCAGCAAATAGAAATTGTTGGTTGTTTGAAATCCACTTCATCATTAAGTCTTTTAAAAATTCTTCAAGATAAATTTGGTTGTAGTTATCTCTAGCAACTGTTTGTTTATTAGCCGCTCTAATTTCGGTAGCAGTTCTTTCTTGTGCGAATGGTCCAATTTGTGCAAGTAGTTGTGATGCTTCTCCCATAGCAACATTAAATGCGCCTTTAAGTGCAGTATAAGTAGTTTGGAATGATTGAATAGATTGACTTCCAGAAATATGTTCTTGTACATTACCAACGCTATCTCCGACTAACCATAAAGCATTTGGTCCATATTTAATGGTGTCTAGTCTTACACCAACTGAGTTATTAGCAATTTTAATAGGTGGCCTCATAGCAAGGTTCATTTGGTCTAGATAACCACATAAAATACTGTTAATAGCCCTGTAAAGAGGTATTACTGCTTCTACTTCAGATTCACCATAAACATCATCCCCTACTGGATAGTATCTAAGCATTACAATAGGAATAGACATATTCTTGTATGGATTTTCAATGTTTCTTAAAACAACTCCATATCTTGGAGCAAAAGTAATCCATCTATCTTTTCTGTATTCAGTTACCACTTCAATAGTTGGGTAGTAAATATCTTGTCCAACTCTATCTTCAAGTGATCTTAATTGTTTAACTGTAGATGTATATCTATTATCTCTTCTTTGAGGTGCAGGTTTTTCGTTATCAATTAAGTCTTTTAGTTTTTGAAAGTCATTATAAATATAGTTTCCATCGCTATCTTTAGCCTGTAAGTCCTGGTAAGTTACCCATTCTCTTACTTGTACCCAATTAGCATTCTTTACATGGTCTGCTTGGTAGTCAATAAAGACATCTCTGTTATCTAGTACTTTAAATTCGTTGGTTTCAATAGTTCCACCATTACCATCTGGTTTAATATCCCAGTAAGTTAATCCAAATGAAGCACCAAAAAGTCTGGTTTGAATATCCATTAAGATAATTTTTTCAAGCATGGAACCGCCTTTGTCAGCGTAATCCCATTGAAAATCTAATATTTGATTTTGTATTTTTGCAGAAATTGCATCGGCACCTTCTCTTGGTGCGACAGTTCCTCTTAATTTACCAGCAAACATCCTTGAGGTCTTTTCAAGTATAGCAGTTCTAATGACTGGATCTACAACTTTTGCCAGGTATGGCCAGTTAGAAGGTAGTTTACCAAAGTAAGCCAGTAGGGTTTCATCCCAACCATTCCTCCTCAACTTTCTTTTGTCCATATCATCCTGTGAGAATGAGTAATGGTACATCAATTCCGATAAAAGTTCGTAATCTTTATTGTCTAAACTGCTATTATTTCTTGCCATACATAATTAATACAAAATAATTATTCAATTTCCCACTCCTTAAAATTATTTTTAGGTATTTGGTTGTAAACTTTAATTCCTTCCATGTCTAGTCCATCAATATTAACAAAATAGTATTCTAAAGCACGCATTGAGTGCGAAAATTCGTCATGAATTGGGTTTTCGTTGGATTGATTTAGTTTTCCATCCTTTTCTGGGTACCTATAGTTCAAAATACAATCTCTTAACCTAGATAATCTGTTAGAAACAAACAAAGATGGCATGTATTTGTGAGTAACTCGTATCTGATCCTCAATTTTTCCTACTCTTTTGGTCTTAATAAAGATTCCATGCTTAGCATATTCCTCTATTGGTGAGGTATTTGTAGTAATACTCCTTGCTTTTCCAGCAATATCACCTGTAAATAGACTAGGAAACCTGTAAGGTTTTGATTTTATGACTGAAACAAAGTGGTCAATGTTCGCATCTGACGATTCATAGTAGTCAATTATCCTAAATTCACCACCATTTCTCTGTAACCAGATAATTGCAGTAGGGTCATTAACTCCAAAGTCCATAGTTACATTGACTTCTAGGTTTGGATCATAAGGTACTTCAACAAATTGTCGGTCCATTTTCCATTCTTTATAAACTTGTCCAGATACTGATACAAATTCAGCTAAATACTCTTGTCTAAATGAGTCCTCGCCGACTTCTAATTTTGCTTTATCAATCTCACTTGCTGGAATAAATGGATTATCATAGGTTGTAAATGTAAATGAAGCATAATCTGAATCGTTTAGTTCTTTATTGTATAAGTCAAAGAAATCACCATAACCTTTAGGTGTAGAAATAAATATACCCCCACCCATTGTATCGGTTAATGCCGGTCTAATAACTTCATTCCAAACATAATGCCAGTTTCTAATAGAAGATACCTCGTCTACAACGACAAAATTTATTTTATTACCTCTAGTAGTTTCAATGTTTTCAACTCCTCTAAGCCAAATTTGAGAAATAGAATTATTCTGCGACCTTAAATAAATCTCAAGTCTGGATTCATTAGGATCACGCGCCCATAAATCTTTAGTTAAATTCTTAAGTTCAGTCCAGGCAATATCTCTTGCTTGAGAAATAGTAGGTGCAAAGTATACAGATTTAGATTCTGGCATATAAGTTGCAGTTCGCACTAATTCCCAGATGGCCAAAGTGGTTTTACCAAATCTTCTACCAGCACATAGTACTCTAAATCTCTTCGGATTCCAGAACACTTCCGACTGTTTCGGATGTAGTTTCAGTTGTGTTGTCTTTATTTTTGTTTCCCCACCACTCATATTTGTTGTTCATGTCCTCTGGCATGATGATATTAACCTGTGTATTAGATTGTTGCTCCACTTCAGTATACCCTCTTTCCTTTAGTAAATTCTTTGCCATAAACATAAGTATTTGAGTATTACCTTTTTCAACTTGCTCCATTAACTTCTTTTCAATTCTATCGTGCATCTCTGATTTACTATCTTCAAGAAGTGCCGCAAATTCTGGATAGTTTTTTCTCCATTCTAAAAATGCTTGTCTTGATATTTGTAGTTCTTTACAAGTTTCCATAACCAGGCCAAAATTCTTTTTAAATACCATAGCAACTTCAATATCAGAATAAACTCTATCCTTAGTTTGATTAACAGGTAACATCTCACCAATAGTAGTTAATCTTATTCTTCTTCTTCCAATAGGGTATTTTGCTTTTTTATTTGACTTTGCTTGTTTTCTTTGTAATGCTTTAGAAGCATATTTTTTTAATTTAGTTGTATCTTTGAATATTTTTTTATCATCAAATTTGATTACATCTTGATAGATGTTTTCAGTTGGTTTTGGTTTTACCCGTTTCATAATAAAATTATACAATACCTTCATTTTTAAGTACTCCCTAGTTTATAGGCAGGGGGTAGTCTTGTATTTTTTTTATTCTTTTATATATTTAATATATCGTGGGGCTTATAAGAATAGGAAGTGCGATCTAAAGAAGTTTCCTATCGCAGAAAGAACGAAAGTTATACTGTGTAGTCAATGGAGAAGGAATATTGAACATAACAGATACTTCTCCCCTTAGTTAATCATACTAAGCTGATGTGATATGTATTAGAACTCTGAGAGAAAACAGAACTAAGTTTTAATAATTTCTTCCATTTTCATACATGGGGGTAGGGGGGCTAACAACTTAACTCAAGTAACCTGTGTAGTTTTTGTACTCAATACATAATTCCAGAAAATATAATATATATAATAAGATAATATAGGGGCTGCCCTTTTTATAGGGGGATCTACCTATGCGAATTTTTACCCTCCCGCCC